AACGGATTCATGCAGGTGCTGGACCAGCACTTCAAGCCGGGCGAGAACCCGTTCGACCCGACCACGAACATCACCCGCGGCGCCGAGATCCTCGCCGACAACTACAAGCGCTATGGCAGTTGGGACAAGGCCGCCGCGGCGTACTTCGGCTCGATCGATGCTCAGGGCAACATCACCAACGCCAGCGACGCGCAGGGCACCACCGGCAACAGCTACGTCAGCAAATTCCTGTCCAATCTGCAGCACTACGGTGGGGATGCCGCCGGGGCTGTCAAAGATGTCGCGCAGACCGGACTGAGCGCGGTCAATACCGCCGTACAGGGCGTCCAGTCAGCGGTCGCGCGCACCTCCCAGTTCGGCCTGGGCCTCTCGAGCGGCGACGCGATGGCGTTCTGTGGTCCGACCGCGGCGATCGCCTTCGCCCAGAGTTTCGGACGCAACCCCAGCGTCGCCGAGGCAAAGCAACTCGCCCAGCAGGTGGGCTGGAATCCCGACCAGGGCATGGCCGGGCCGCAGTCCGAGGTGCAGCTCCTCAAGACGATGGGCGTGGATGCGCACATGACCGCGGGCGTCGACTGGGCCCAGGTCGGCCGCGACGCGTCCGGGGGCAACCCGGTCATTCTGGATACGCCGGGGCATTACTACTACGTCGACGGCTACAACCAGCAGACCGGCCAGTTGCACGTCGGGACAAGCGGCACTGACCTGAAGGGTGGCTCCGAGTGGATGACGCCCGACCAGATCAACGGGATGCCCCAGTCGCACGGCGGAGCCCGCGCGGCTATCTTCGCCGACCACCCGCTCGCTCAGTCTGACGGGCTTGCGCAGTCAAGTGCGCGTCTGACGATGGGCTCAATGCAGCCAGGCAATCAGCCAGACCTCGGGTCGTCGATCGGAAATGCGGTCGCCACGGCGCCGCTGCCGTTCCTGGGTGGTCAGAGCATCTCAGACATCGGCGGATTGCTCGGTCAGAACAGCCAGCAATTGCAGCAGGGCCGCGACCTGGTCGGCAATATCCTGGCGCCGACCTCGAGCGGACTGCAGGCCAAAGCCAACAGCATCCTGCAAGCGGTGCAGGATGTCGGCTCGAGCGCGTCCCAGGCGGGCCAGGACCTGCTCAAGCAGGGGCAGGACGCGCTGCAGAACGCGCAGGGCGCCATCTCGCAGGCGCCGACCACTATCCAGGGCATCCTGCAGCAGAACGCGCTGACGAGCCAGGGCATCCCGAATATCGGCGGCCAGGCACTCGAGGGCGCGGGCAACCTCATGTCTGGTCTCGGGGGAGCGGTCAACGCGGCGGCCACGGATCCGAACGCTGGACCCATCGGTCTCACCCGGAGCGCCCTTCAGACCGGCGCGCAAGGTCTCGCTTCGAACGTGGAGAACGACCCGACGATCTTTGGCGCGGGCGTGCGCGGAGCCATCTCGGCCTACCAGTCACCGCTGCGCCAGCAGCTCCTCCCGAACATCACGGACCCTGAGCACACGGTCAACGTGCTGCACGACCTGTACACCAAATACGGCACCACGATGCCCGATCCGACGGTGATGACCCCGGAGGACTACCAGCGTGCCCAGAATGCGATGCTGGTGATCGGTGGCACGACGATGGGCGGTGGTCAGCAAGTCGTCGATGAGCTGGGCCAGAAGATCGCTCCGCTCGAGGAGCAGGCGACGCGCATGTTCCACGGCACGGGCTCAGATTTCCCCAGAGTCGATCCGGCAGCGGTGAGTGGCGAGGACAACCTGTTCGGGCCGGGGTACTACCTGACGAGCGATCCGCGCGTCGCGGGTGGTGTCGTGGCGAGCGGTGGCGAGCAGGTGGGGCCGTCGTGGCTCAAGAGTTCAGTCAAACGAGCGCCAGGGTCCGTGATCAGCCGTGGCTATGCCCAGGAGACCGCACCACCGCCGGACAGTCTGAACATTCTCACCGATCAGGTGGACGGCATTCGTCAGGCGCTCCAGAACCCGGACCTCTCTGACAGTGGACGTACCGCGCTCGAGGATCTGCTCACGAAGGCTCAGACGCAGATCCAGCAGTTCGCTGGCCCTAACGTGCGCGCCGTGGACGTGCCGCAGAACCTGAATCTGTTCGACATGGAGCGCCCGGTTCCACCAGACCAGGCCGAGGCGATCGCCAAACGGCTCTGGGGTCCGGATGCTCTGAAGGATCCGGACACGGCCGCTGAGGTCCAGAGTTGGTCGACGCCCGCTGTCGATGGTGCGTCGGTGTATGACACGATCCGCGGCGAGGTTGGCGACGGGAGCAAGACTGTCGCTAACCAGGTGCTTGCCGACGCTGGCTTCGATGGCATTCAGCACTCGGGCGGCAAGCGCATCCCGATGACCGACGCATCCGGAGTTCCCATCGAGCACGACGTCAACATCATCTTCCCGGACTCGCTCGACAAGGTCCGCAACGCGATCAGTGGCACGCAGGGCGGCATGGCATCGGCCGAGTTCGCGGCGCACCTGGGTGGTGCCGCGGCCGGCGGCCTGGCGGGCTACGAGACCACGCCCGACGATGCGTCGCCCCAGGAACGTGCGCTGCGCACCGCGCTCGGCGCTGGGGCTGGCTTCGCCGGAGTTGCGGGTGCCGGACAGGCGATGCGGCTTGCTCGAGCGGCGCCATCGGCCCCTGGTGGTATCAGCGCGGCCGACTGGCTTCAGGGTGCGTACAAGGGTGGCGTCATTGGCGGGCTCAACACGATGGCTGACGTGGCCTCGAATGCCACGCTCAGCCCCATCCTGAGCGCCGGCGCGGGGTACGTGCGGGATCTCGTGTCACTCTCACCGGGGCGCATGGCTGGCCGCACGCTGGGGGCCATGTCCGGCATCGCCGACTGGGGCGATCACTTCCTGGCCGGCCTGAGCGATTCGCTGTCACGCCCCACGTCGCTGTCGGCGCGGGCTGGCGGCGGCGCGCCAAGAGTCATAGCGAATCTCATCGAGGGGATGGGTGCGCTGCATGGCGCGTTCCAGAACGCGACCTCGGAATTGATCCAACGGATGGAGATGGGCGCCGCGGCGGGTGATGCTGCTGGCAACACCATTTTCAGTCCGGGCTGGAAGGGCAATTTCAGCACCGAGCTCGGGCGGCTACCGGCGGACGTCGTTGCCCGCGCGCAGGCGGTGGGCGATCGGACCGCGGGCCGCGGCGATCTCGGCACGCTGGCCAGTGCGTTCGGCAACTTCGTCAATCGCGCCGGTCCGATCGGCGATGCGTTGTTCCCGGTGTACCGCATGGGCATGGCTCTCGGCAGCCGCATGGTCGAGGCGTCGCCGCTGGGTCTGGTCGGCACGGGCTTCGACGTCGCCCGAGGTCTGGCTGGAAAAGGCCCGTATGCCGCGGGGCTGGGCAGCACGCCGACGGGCACGGCGGTCGGACCGCTCACCGAGCGGCTGACCAACAACATCATCGGCACCGTTGCCAGCATGTGGCTGGCCAACAAAGCCCTGGCCGGCCAGGTCACCGGCGACGGCCCGACCGACCCCGGCCAGCATCAGGCGTGGCTGGCGAACGGCAACCAGCCGAATAGTTTCATCGGGCCCGACGGGGCCTATCACAGCTGGCAGAAGCTGCCGCCGCAGTTGCGCGGTCCGTTGATGACCGCCGGCGCCTACGCGGATGCGTATCAGGCCTACACCAGAGCCCTGGCGACCAAGCAGACGGCCGGTCCACAGGCGTACGGCATCGAAGAGCCGCTCACCGCGGCGGCGTGGCAACTGGTGTCGGAGATCGGGCGGCAGGTGGCATCAGCGACGCCGATGCGGACCCTGGCCGATCTGTACGACGCGGTCGGCTCGAGCTCGAATGCGTCCGGTGCCGGCATGAGCGCCGCGGGCGACGTGGCCTCGAAAGTCCTGGGCGGCATGATCCCCGCCTCGGGCACGGTGCGATCGGTGGCCGAGATGACCGACCCGACGCAACGCCAGACGCTCACGCCGCGCACGCTGCAGGAGCTGCCGCAGAGTGTGCTCGAACACGTCGCCCAGAATATTCCTGGACTGCGTGAGGGCTTGCCCGCGCGCCAGGACGTGCTCGGGCGACCCATCAGCAACCCGTTGCAGGGACTGGGGGAGCTGCTGCCGGTGAAGACCGCCGCGGGTCAGCAGACGCCGCTGCTCGAGGCGATGCAGCGTCTGGGGGTAGCGCCGTCTGGGCCGCCAGCCACGATTCCCTACGGCCCAGCCGCGGAATTGCGACTGAGGCCCGAGGAGCAGCGCGCGTTCGAGCAGTATCGGGGTCAGATCCTGCAACAGTCGGCCGCGCCGCTGGTCGGGACGGCGAAGTTTCAAGCGCTGGCGCCGTACGCGCAACGGGCGGCGCTGCAGCAGATCAACACGGCGGCATCCGACGCCGCCGGCAAAATGGTGTTGCGCGACATCGTGCGGACGCCGGGCGCGGCCCAGAGCCGTCAGCAGTCGACGGGCGTGCTGGCGCCGGTGGTGGGCTATGGCCCGGACATCCTCGGCAACCAGTACAGCGACCCAGGCGCGTCAGCACGTCTGGCGCAGCACCAGGCGCTCATCCAGTCGTTGCTGGGGAGTTAGGCAGGTTGCCAGTTTGCCCATACCGGGCAGTGCGCCACGCCAACACGGCCTTCGCCGAGTGGTGAAGTTACCGAGCAACTGGCTGGTATCAACTGATGGACGTTGGAAAACAGGTGGTCGGTCCATAGCAGTGGACTGAACACAAGGACCAGGACGGCGACGAGTATCAGCGCGGCGCCGATCACTATGGCCTGTGCGATGAGAGCACTAGACTGAGTTTGCATCCGGAAGAACCTCCTTCGGTGCCTGCTCCCGGCTGTTTACGCAGTGCGGGAGCATTTTTGTAGCGTGTTATAGCCCGTTGGTCATCAGGCGTCGATTGACACAGTTGCGGCTGGCGTCACCTCGTTGCCCCAGTCGACGGTGCCAGCCACGGTGTCGAGCACGGCGACCCCGTAGAACTCACCGCCGGCCAGGCTCAGGGCGATGGCTTTGGCAGCGGCCGCGCTCTCGGTCGTGTGCAGCAGGGCGCCGAGCGACGTGTAGTTCTCGTCGCCAATCACGCGGATCTCGTAGCGCATGCTCATCAGGCTACGGCTTTCAGGCGGCGCGGCTCGGGCTGGGTGACCGCGGCCTGCAGGACGGCGTACAGGCGGACGGCCAGGACGTGCTTGCAGGGCTCGGAGCGGTGGTATTTCGCATCGGGGCAGGTGCAGGTAGTGGCGTCGGCGGCGTAGAAGGCGCCGTCGAGGCGCTGGCTCGGGATGCCGAAGCCACCGTCAGACAGGGCGAGCCAGTCGGCCGCGCCGGCGGTGAGCTGCAACGCTTTGAGGCTGCGCGGGTTGTCGGTCGACAGGGTGATGTTCATGATGACTCAAGTATACAACCATTACGGTGACAGGTGCAACCATAACGAGTGCATGAATGGGTGAGTCTGGGGTAGACTGGTACCATGACTCACACCACTGCCATGCCGCGTCGTCGTCCTGATGCCAGCGAAGCGACTGAAGACACAGTCGCGGTGACAATTCGCTTTCCCGCCGATCTGCGCAAACGCGCGCTGGCCGTCGCCCAGGACGAGGACCGCTCGTTTTCCTCGCTGGTGGTCTACGCCCTGCGGCGCTATGTCACCGAGCACGAACGCCGCGACGGTGAATGACGCAGAGGAGTGGGCGCAATGGAAGGCGCAGTGTGCATGGTTTGACGAGCATGCGGCCGAACTCGCCACCCTGGCAGATATCGAGCGCGCTCAGGTGATTGCCCGGCGCATGCATCCACAGCAACCCTTGTGGTGTGAAAGCTGTGGCGTACGAACCCCCAGGCATCGCCACCATTCCGACTACCAGCGCCCTGGTGACATCGTGTGGTTGTGCGTTTTTTGCCATCGGCGTATCCATCCGCGTGGCAAGTCCGCGGCTATTCGCGATCTGTTGGTTCCACAGGCCGTGTAGCGGGGTACACTGAGGGCGTCTGAGAAATGCCAGACGCTGAGCCAGGCGCACCTGCCCCGACGAGTCCGGACGGCGAGTCCCAGGTCACCATCGCTCTCGGTCCCGATCAATCGATCTACCCCGAGAGCCTGAGACCCCCTGAGACAACGCCCGCACCACCCGCCGACGACGCACCGGAACCTGACGAAGCGACCGTCTCCGAACCGCCGCCCGAAAGTGCTGGAACCGTCGTCCCCCCCGAACAGGGTGAGACACGGGGGACCCGCCGACGAGCTGCCGACGAGGCGTACCAGCGTGGGCTGGCAGAAGGTCAAGCCAAGCACGAACGTGAGCAGGCCCAACGCGCACAGCAGCAGCAATACGAGCAAACCCAGCGCGAAGCTACGCAACGCGTGGACAGTCTGTTTCAGGACCTGGGGTCCAGTGACTGGGCAACCGTGGATCGGGCGCGGCGCGAGCTCGCCCAGATGTACGGCGGTAACCGTGAGGCGCAACAGCTTCAGCAGGCCACGCGGCAGCAGATCCTGACCGAAATGGCCCAGGATTTCTCAAAGCTGCGCGACCTCGAGGGTGTCGGCGAGAACGAGTACCAGAACCTGCACAGCGCCCCGTCCGCCGCGGACCTGGCCAAACGCGCCTTCGACCTGGGCAAACGCTCGCGCGAGGATCAGGTGGCTCGGCTCGAGGCCGAACTGCAGGGCCTCAGAGGTCGCCTGGTCGGCTCGCGCGCCACGCCCGAACGCGCCAATGGCTCGAGTCACTCAGACGGCAACGTTTCGATCGAGGAATACGCGACCCTGTCGCCGAAGGACGCCCGCAAACTGAGCCCAGCGCAGATTGATGCGATGACGGCCCAGATGCGCGCCGATGCCGAGCGCAGTCGCAGCTAATCAGGGCTGACTTCAAACAGCCCTCCACCGGAGGGTTCATACCTTGGCCGACGTCACGATTACGACGGCCGCGCTGTACATCGACCAGGTCTGGTCGCCTGAACTCAATCGGGCCATCCAGTACGACGTCGTGATCGCGGCTCTATTCGACGACAAAAGCGCGCTGGTCGACCAGCACGCCAACACCATCAACCTGCCGTCAAGGCACAACCTGACTGCCAACGCGAAAGCTGCGGGTACGGCACTCACGCCACAGGCCATCACCGAGACGCAGCAACAATTCGTCCTGCCGATGACCAACGGGCACAGGGCCATCGCGCAAGAGATCGAGGACATCGCCGAGATCCAGAGCCGCTACGACATCCGCTCCGAGACCACCGTCGCCGGCGCCTACGCCCTGGCACGGCAGATGGACGTGGATGCCGCGAGCCTGTTCGCCGCCGCGACCAACTCGAGCGGGACCTCGAGCGCGGAGTTGACCGACGACAACCTGATTCTTGCCCGCACACTGCTGCGCAACAACGCCGCGCCGCGCCCCTGGTACATCGTCGTTCCGCCCGCCACCTACTCCGGCTTTCTGAAGCTCGAGAAATTCACGAACATGCTGTACATCGGCGAAAGCACCGAAGGCACGGCGGTGGAAGAGGCCAAGGTCGGCCGCATGTACGGCGCCGACGTCTATGAATCGCAGTTGCTCGCGGGCTCGGCTCCTGCCGCGACCGGCGCGTTCTGGAGCAAGACGCACTACTTCAAGGCGATCCAGCGCCAGCCCACCACCCACACCTGGTACAGCCCGCTCGACCTGGCCTGGATCGTGTCGATGGACTGCATTTACGGCATGTTCGAGCGACTGGAGGCAGACGAGGCCGCGGCAGCCACCACCAACTCGAGCAACTGGGCTGTCAAGCTGCTCTGCACCAAGTAGTGCCGTGTCCAACGTCGACACGTTCCAGGGCGCCAACTACGCGCCGTTCACGACCTCGAACGTGGCGGTGAAGGCCCGTGGTGGCCGCATCGCCAAGATCGTGGTCACCGCGGCGATTACCGGCTCGCTCACGATCTACGACAACCCGTCCGCGGCCAGCGGTCAAATCCTGTACGTCTCGGCCGCGACGCCAGGCGTCGGCATCATTCCCATCGACATCCCGGCCCGGTCGGGCATCTTTCTGGTGCCCGGCTCGGCCGGCGCGGGCATCGTCGTCTATTCCTGAGCATGCCGAATGTCATCATCAGGCCCGGTCTCGAGCAGCAGGCGTACGCCGTGAAGTTTCACGTGCGCCTTCCCGCGCGTGCGACCGCGGACCTGATGCAGCGGCGGCTGCAGTGGTCGCTCGAGCGCATGATTCCGAGACTTGCGCGGCAGGGCTGGACGTTCGTGCGGTTAGACGCCCGCCCGCCGCGCGGGCCGCTGCCCGTCGTCCCCGTCAAGGGTTTCGGCAAGCGGCCGCCCAAACGCCGGCGGGTACCGGGGCAGCCCTCGCCACCACCGCTGCCCGATGACAGCCTGGTGCGCGTCAGCACGCTGCCCACGTTCGGGCCCAAGGGGGCTCACCTGATGACCGACGAGGTCGACTGGGAGTACAGCGCGCTCTTTCATCGACCGACGATTCCTACCGCCTACGTGCAGCAGCAAGGAGAGCCCGAGCCAGCATGGCTGAAACACTGACCGCCGACGCGCCGAACGCCGTCATCGCCGACGAGGGCCTCGTCTACTGCCGCGCGCCAGGCGGCGAGATCGTCTCGACCGACGCCTCGCCGATGGAAATGATGAAAAAGATCAACCGCGGCTGGCAGGTTCTCAAGAATTACGGCCAGTTCGGCAGCAATGTCTACTACATGGACAACCCGTACGAACCGCTGTTCCAGGCTGGTGGCGCCCACGAGCTGGGCGTCGAGCAGATCGTGGACCTGGGGTACCACCTGCGTCCGCCGCTGGTGCCAACCTGTGAAAGGCACGTGGGCCAGACGAAGGATCACCTGACCCACGTGGGCCGGCCCGGCGGTGACTCGCCCATGACTCAGGGCTGCTGGCGCGGCGCGCGTCCCGTCCGCTTTCCGCAGCTCGAGCGCGCGCAGGTTCCGCCACGACCGGCCGAATGCGAGTTCTGCGATCGCGACGATTTTCCCACGGAGCGTGCGCTGAAACAGCACCAGGACGTCATGCACGCCGATCGCCGCCAGCAGCAGGCGCTCGGCGAAGCCATTGTCTCGGGCCTGCACCAGACGGGTGTCGTGGGCGGCGGAGGGATCGATGCCGCGGCGATCGCGGCAGCGGTGGCGGCCACGCTGCAGACGCTGGGCTACGGCACACGCACCACGCCAGGGCCCGACCCTGAGCCCGACGACGACGACGAGCCGGCGCCCGAGCCGGCGGCGAAACGCGTGCTCAGTGAACGACAGCTCGCCCATAACGAACGCCAGCGCGCGGAAGCGGCCGCCCGCCGCGCACGTCCAGTCGCCACGGCTTCAGCCGGCGGCGACTAATTCTCCAGGAGGCTTTCCCCTATGCCTGGCACTCGAGCCCAATCCAAAAACATCATCGACACGATCGCCGGCTATTCGAATGCCGCGGTCGTCGCCAGCCAGTTCCTCACCGAATGGATTGTCGTGGCCTACGGCCGCATCACCGGCATCAAGGTCTACGCGGTGACAGCCGGCACCGGTGGCGCCCCTACCGTCGTCGACGTGCTGGTCAACGGCACCAGCATCTGGGCCACGGCCGGCAACAAGCCCACCCTGCTGGCCACCTCGACCGGCGAGTTCGCCAATACGGTGGGCGACCCGAACAAGACCGGCGTGCGACCGGGTGACCGCATCTCGATCCAGGTCGCCTCGATCTCGAGCACCGGCCACGCGCGGCTGAGCGCCACGGTCGCCCTTGAGGGCAACGCCTGAGTGAAAGAGATGGCGCAGGGCCTCGTCCCGCAGGCGGGCAGCCTGAGCGCGCGGATCATTCGCGCGTGTCCCGAGCACGCCCAGTGTTCGCTCGACTGCCCCGCGCGCGGCGTCGAGGACCTCGGCACCGTCGCGAAGTTTGAGCACAAGGAGGGTCGGTCATGGCGTCGCTTGTTCCGTCGGTCGGAAAAGCCGTAATCAGTGGGCGGATGTTCGGCGGCACGCCGACCCAGACCGAGCCGCACTTCGTGGGCTGGGGGACGGGCGCCGGCGCGGGCGCGGCGGGCAGCACCGACCTGTCGACGCCGGCCACCGAGGCGCGCGTCTCGGGCACCAGCACCCAGGTAACGACCAGCGTCACCAACGACACCCACCAGGTCGTGGCGACGATCACCGCCGCGGGCACGAAAACGATCACCAACGTGGGGATTTTCGACGCGGCAGGTTCGGGCAGCCCGCCCAGCGGCGGCGTGCTGTACGCCATCTTCGACGGTCTTTCTCAAGCGCTGAACTCGGGCGACTCGATCCAGTTCACCGCCAAAGTTCAGTTTTCGTAGCGTGGCGAAATTCAGCAGCACCCACTCGCAGGCCGGCACGACCACCGAGCTCAACTCGCTGGCCAGTGCCGCCATCGCCGCGAGCGCGTCCGTGGTCGACAACACCACCAACCTGGATCCGTGGGCGGCCATCCAGGGCAGCATCACGTTCAACGCGGCGCCCACGATCAGCGATAGCAACACGCTCGACGTGTATGCCCAGCCGGCCTGGACGGGCACTACCTACCAGACCATCGCGGCGAGCAACCTGCCACAGGGTGCGCTGTACCTGTGCTCGTTACCGGTCAAAAGCACGGCCACGACGCAGGTGATGGCCAGTGCCCCGTTTCCGCTGCCTGGCCCGATCGTCCTGCACTTGATCATTCAGAACAACACCGGGACCGCGCTGGCCGCCGGCGCTGGCAGTGTGACGGTGTATTCGTGGCAGACCCAATAGCTGCATGATCGGACGCGACGTCGGGCTGGAGCTGCCGCGGAGGAAGCCTCTCGGGATCCCGCGGATCAACCCCCAGCATCCGCTGGCGCGCGGTCTGACGTTTGCCACGTTATTGACCGGCGATGGGGTGCCGCGCGACCTGGTGCTGGGCCGCGCGGCCAGTCCGAGCGGCGCACCTACGGCAATCCGTAGTACTCCACAGGGTCAGGCGCTGCTGTTCAACGGCAGCACTGACAACTGCAATTTCGGTGACATCGCCAGCTACCGCACGGGGTCGCAAAACTTCACCATCGCGGCGTATGCAAACCCGCCGGCGAGCTCGACGACGTTCGGTCTGGCCAGCAAGCGCAACGGCGGCACCTTTATCCAGGTGTCCTTCGCGGTCAATATGGACAACAATGGCGGTCCCGCCTCGGGGCTCCTGGGATTGTTCATCCTCGACGGCAGCAATCAACTGAGTGGGGCGACGACGACCTCGCCCGTCAACGGCGCGTTCCACCAGTTCGTCGCTACGCGGAACAGCGCGACCACGCTTCAGTTCTACGTCGACGGCGTGTCGCAGCCGCTCAACTACACCTCGCAGGCCAACGCCAACTACGCCGGCACCGAGCCCCTGTTCATCGGCGCGATGGGCAGCACCAGCGCGCCCGCGGGCGGGTATCTGCCTGGCTCGATTGGCTACGTCTACATCTGGCGTGGGCGTGTGCTGACGGCAGCCGAGATCAACTGGCTGTACCGCGACCCGTACGGGATGGTCCGCGAGCAACCCCGCCAGGAACCGTGGTTCACCATCTGGGTACCGAGCGCCGGCGGCGGCACGACCTACACCCTGTCGGGGTCGGCCACGCAGCCCCAGACGCTGAGCCTGCGTCGGGCGCCCAGCCTGGTCCGCCAGATCGCCCAGACCCAGACGCTGGCGCTGCCCAAACAGGTCCGCCTGACGCGAGCGCTCTCCCAGACGCAGACGCTCAGCATCGTCGCCCAGCGGGTCTTTCTCAGGACCGTCAGCACCACCCAGGCCCAGGTCCTGTCGCTCAGCACCGCCGTTCATCACACGTTTTCGCTTTCCGTCAGCGCCGTGCAGGCTCAGGTGCTGTCGCTTATCGCTCATCTCAGTATGTCGCCGCCACCGACCCCGGTGGTGGTCCCGAGCAGTACGCCCGCAGCCGGCGTAGCCACGAGCAATTACCTCGACTGGCCACAACATACGATCACCTCGAGCGATATCCCACCGCCCGTCGGCAGCGCCGTTGGAGGTCCGTAATGAGTAACACCATCACGCTCCAGGAACCCAGCGTCAACGCCCTGATGGGCACGTACGTGGGCATCCAGCTCGAGCGCGCGCACGTCCAGAGCGGGCCGTTCACCGTGCTGGTCCAGTTGCCGTACGTGCTCAACCAGACGGTCTACAGCTACGTCGACGTACCGGGCAGTCTGACGGACTGGTACCGCACCGCGCGCTACACCGGCGTCGGTCTGGGGCCGTACTCGCCCGCGTGGCCGGTGCAGTCCCAGCAGGGCGCTGGGTTCAGCTTGAGCCAGTACCGCCACCGCCTCGCCGACGCGGCCGGTTTTAACAGCATCACCCAGACCACCTCGGACGCGACCGCGACCAACCAGCTCGTCGTCGCCGATTTTCTGAGCACCGAGCTCGAGCCGTCCTTTCTGGGCAATACGTGGGAGTACCAGCCAGCGGGCCCCAACGCGGGCCAGGTGCGGCGCGTGGTCTACGGCGGCCTGCAGAACGGAACGGGCACCATCACCGTCGAGCGCGCCCACACGGCGCTGACGCTGGCCGGCACGGCCGTCGAGTTCTACGGGAAACTGCCGCCCGTTCATTACGAGGGCCGGCTGGGCCTGAACGACATCGTCAACAAAGTGCTGGCCGAGTGCTGGACGATTCAAAAACTACCGATACCTGGCGTGCTGAATCAGCGGGTCTATCCCGTCGGCACGCTGGCGCCCTGGCTTCAGGCCGAGGACCAGGTCGTCGAGGTTTTTTTCCGGCCCGCGAACAGCGACCCCAACGCGGACGACCAGCTCATGATCAACTGGCGCTGGCAGAGCGGCGGCGACAATCCCGGCATCGAGATCGCCCAGACGCTGAACACGGGCGACACGCTGCTGGTGCAGTGCTACGTGCCGATGTCGTGGTGGATCAATACGGGCACCGGCTGGGGCCTGGGTACGACGGAAGGCCTGCAGTCCGAGGCGGACCGCGCGGTGCTGCCCATCAACGGCATGGAGATCATCGGCCAGGCCTACGTCAACCTCGAGCTCTCTAAATGGGGGCTGCCCGACGATCAGAAGCAGTACATGGCGCTCAGGGCCCAGGCTCGAGCCGCGGCCAACCAGTGGAAGCGGCTGACGCTGCAGCATCCGCAGGTGAGAAAACAGCACTGGCCGTCGGTGCTCACCGTCCGCTCACGGGATAACTGGGGCGGCAACCCGGTGTTCGGTACCCCTGGCTGACCGCTAGATGCCGACCTTCCCGTTAAGGGATTCCATCAACATCAACGGGCAGGATTACACCCTGTACCAGTACAGCTCCGCGCGTCGCAGTGCGCCCGGTCAGGCGCAGGGCGACCAGGAGACCGCCGCGCCGCAACTGTCGGGCGAGCCCGTCGACATCTCTGAGGAACCGCTCGTCATGGACACGTTCCACCTGGGGGCGTTCTATTCGTGGCGGTTACTGGGTGGCACGTACGCGTGGGGCGTCAACGCCGACGCGCGGTTTCCCCGATTGGTGCTGCCGGGACCGTTCGTCAACAGCGTCTCGCCCACGGGCCAGGCCGACCACGCGCGGTGTGCCCAGGATTTCGCGGGCGACCTCTACATCGGCGCAGGACGCTACGTGTACAAGGTCGCGGGCGGCACCGGGGCGATCACCCAGGACCAGGACCTGGGCGCGGGCAACGTCGCGTGGAGCATGTGTACGTTTGGCGGCAGCCTGTACGTCGGCACCAGCGTCGGCTCGACCTCGCAGAGCGTGCCAGGCCTGCTGTGGCAGAAAAGCGCCGGCACCTGGAGTAACAACGCGGGCGTGTCGAGAAAATCGCTGGCGCAGGCCTGGTTCCAGACCACGGGCACACTGGGCACCACCGGCGCATTCCAGATGATCGGCCAGGACGGGGTTTCCTCCGTGCGCAACGTGGCCACCGCTCCGCTGACGCCGGCCAACTGGGGCGCGTCGGTTCCCGTGGGCGACACGACGTACGGCATCAACCGGTTGATTGGCGACCAGACGCACGTCTACATCAACAAAGTCAACGGCATGCACGACCTGGACGGCGTGACAGGCTACGCCCCTAACCTGATGCCCTTTTTCGCGGCGGCACTCGACGATGAGAACGGTATCGCCGGCCACTCGAGCGGCGGCCAGATTTATTCTTCGCACCTGAGCGGGTTGTTCCGGCTGGACGTGAGCGGCGCGGCGAGCTCGCGGCTGGTGACGGTCACCCCTGGCCACGGATTGCCCAACGAGACGCCGGTGCGAGGCAAGATCCTGGCGTCGACGTCGTACGGTCCCTGGCAGATCGTGTCGGTCTACAACGGGGTCGACACGTACATCTGCTGGGGCCGCGACATCATGCAGGGCGACGCCGGCGTCTCACCGTTTGGGTACGGCTACGGCTATGGGCCCAGCCCCAGCGCGATCGGGCCATCGCCGATGCTGTGGCACGGCGGCATCATCGTCATCCCCGGTCAGCGCTGCTACCTGCTGTACATCTCGGGCCTCAGCTCGCCGCCGCGGCTCTGGTTTGGCAACGGCACCACGACCGTCGGCTGGTGCGTGTTACCGCGGACGGAGAACCCGTTGCAGGACATCGAGTACCGCTTCGCCCAGAACTGGAGTTTTTACATTTCGGGCCAGGACTGGGGGCATCCGGCCACGCCGAAGACGCTGCTGCAGGTGGATGTCGAGGGCGACAACCTGGGCGCCGGCGCGCAGGTGGTGGTCAACGGCAACGCCGAGGGCGGCGGCTACACCCGGTTGGGGGTGGCGAACACGTCGCCCCAGACGCAGATCATCGTGGGCCAGCCCTGGGACGGGCGCCGCATCGGGTTTCGTCTGGATGGCAGCAACACGAGCACCAGCGCGGCCATTTTGCGCGTGCTGATGCCGCGGGCCCAGATCCGCGTGGCGGTGCGCCCGGTGCGGACGTACCAGCTGCTGCTCGGCGAGGGCAACGTGGATCGGTTCGGCGGTCGCGACATCACCCGTGCCATCGACGATTTTCGGACGCTGCGCGCCCTGCAAACGGGCGATATGTGTACGTTGCGAGATGAATTCGGCGAGACCTACAACGCGCTGGTGCTGCCGCCGGTGGATCGGCAACTGCTGTACCTGCGGGGTGAGTCGGGCAAGGGCACCGCCGAGCCGGTGGTGATGGTCACGCTTCGCGTGAAACTGCTGCCGCCGGAACCTGGCTCGGTGTCGACGGCGCCGTGGTACTGGGACGACGGTACGCGCTGGGACGGCGGGCGTATCTGGACGACTGCCTGAGGAGGTAATGAGTGCCAACACTTAACGACGTACTGGCTGGCTCGCAGGCGCAGGCGGTGCAGGTGCAGCAAATCATCGATGCGCTCAAGGGCACACCGAATAAAGGGGTGCCGGTCGCGCTGGTGAGCCTCAACGACCCGAATAATTATGCGTTGACGGTCCAGAATGACGACCCCGTCAACTCGCGCGCATTGAGCGTGCTCAAGGCGGACGGGACGACGCTGATCTCGGCCGACGCGACGGGTGTGACGCTGGGCGCGCCGGTCAACGTGCCACCGGGCAGCATCTCGGGCACGGCAATCGCCGCGGGCTCGATCACCAACGCCATGCTGGGCGCGGACGTCGCGCGCGACAGCCTGCTGGTTAATGGTTCGTTTGACAACTGGCAGCGTGGGGCTGGTCCGTTTACGGTGAATGGGGCGTACTCGGCTGATCGGTGGTTCGTTGGACTGACCGGCACAGACACGCTCAGCGTGAGTCGCGACACCGCCAACGTGGATGTCGGTAGTCAGTATTGCGCCGCCTGTACGTTCGTGTTGGGCACGGGTGCTGGCGGGACGACCCTGGGTCAACAGTCAAACGACACCTATCTGTCTCTTCGCGGCAAAACGGTGACGGTCAGTGCCCGTGTGAAAACAACGGTGGCCAATGGGATTCGGTTCCGCTTGAACGACGCTGGGACGACCGGCATTCAGCGTGGCAACTTTCACAGTGGGAGCGGCGTCTACGAAACCATCTCGCTGACCTATGCCGTATCTGCGAACGCGACGCTGTTGGCGATCAACATCGAATTCGACGTGTCCGGGACGTACTACCTCGACAACGCCATGCTGGTGGTGGGCTCGCAGGCGGCCAACTACGTGCCCCTGCACCCGGCTGACGACCTCGCGCGGTGTCTGCGGTACTACGAGGTTGTCGGCGCATTACAAAACGAGATTGTCGCCCAGGCCTATGGAGTGGCATCTGGCGCATATAGCGTGTACTACGGATTCAAGGCTCGAAAAGCCATCACCCCGACCTTCACGAAGAATGGCACATGGGTCGTCACCAATTGCGGTCAACCGGCGGTAGCGTCTGGGGCGGTAGATAGCGTGACGTTGTCCACGACGGTGACCGCACTCGGAGCCCTGCAATTCTCGAACAATGCTGTCGGGGCCAACGTGGTCATGGAGGCTAACCCCTGATCCATGTCTGTCAAAGTCATCTCCTTCGACGATCCCACCGCGTGGGAGTACGAGCACGCCGACGCGCCAGGCGGTAGCCACCGTGGCACGCTCGACCCTGTCACGGTCACCTACGGAGAGAATCCGGATGGCACGCCCAACGAGATGTTCGTGGTGGTGCCCTGCCCTGAAGGCGACGCGGTGAGCTACTGGCCGCCAGGTGGTGGCGCCGACGCGCTGCTGGGCCAGAGTCTGCACGTCATGGTGGCGATGCAGCCCGGTCTGG